ACAATACAAATCTTCCAGAATGGGTTCAATTAAAAATTACTTTGGGCGCAGATTATATTGAAACTGCTGCCGATTATATGGAAGCTACTATGAATGAAGAATACTTTGCAGAAGCTGATAATCCAGCCGGTGGTGCTGCAGCTACATCAGATAGCCCGGGCGGAGCTCAACCAGCAGCCGGTTCAGTAAATGATGTTGGTCAACACTTCAATAATAATCCAACTAAAGTCAAGGGTGTAATGTCAGAGGCCAAGTCTCTTCTAGAAAATATTGCTATGCAATCTGCAGAGCTTTATGATGAACTTGCTGAAGATCAACAATTAGATACTGATACACAACAAAAGCTTCGTGAAACTAAGGGTGCTTTAGATGAAATCTATGAGACCGTAATGAATTCTAATTCTCAAAATTCTCCAAACGTAGCTGCACCAACTTCAAAGTCTTCAGAAAAGAAAGAAGAATTTGAAGCAGATGACTACTATGAAATATTTGAAGAAGTAGAAGATCTAGAAGAAGCTACAGTTAAGGATTCTTCTGGCAAGATTATCGGCACACATAAACCAGAAGAAGGTTTCAAGCCAAATGCTGAAGGTAAGCGTTTAGGCCACAAGCCACATGCAACAGATGTTCCAAAAGGAGCTACAATTGCTCGCCGCGGCCGTCCAGTCGGTTCTTTATCTTCTGGTGCTTCTAAATTAAGAACTAAAGTAATTAAGAAGACCGGAGAAGTTATGCATGGCGTGTCTTCTTCAGAAGCCGGTGGAGCATCAGAAAAACCATCATTTACAGATCAATTAATTCGTGCTCATGGACATCGTGATGGTGGTCGTGTAGAATTTAAAAATGGCGAAACAAAGCAAATTCCAAAGACACATGCAGCTCAAGCCCTTGTTCATTTTTCTAAACCAGAATATGCTAAGCCAGCTGATAAGGAACGTTTAAGAACATATATGTCATCATCACATAAAAACTTTATTCATGCTATGACAACAGGCAAAGCTCCGGCAGAAATAAAGCGCGATCCAGATGCGGCAATTAAGGCAAGAACAAAAGCAATTGTATCTGGTCGTACAGTTCGTCATAAAGAACTTGCTCAAAAGATTCTTGCTAAAAGAAAGGCGGGTAAGTAATGGCCATTATGCAAAATAGATCTCTCGGCCACGCCGTTACGATCGACACAGCTAACAATACATATAATCCATCAGATTTTGCTGTTCCAAATTCTTCAATTGAAACAGTAAATACATTAGGTATTACTAAGATTATCTGGACTGGTGACTGGGTAATTAAGCGCGGTGGTGTTGTTGTTTGGCAAACAGCAAATAATACTGGATTCTTTGATTTAAATAAAGCTGGTATCTCTATTACTGTAGGAAATACTGCTGCAAATATTCAGATCAATACAACTTCGAGCTCTGCTACATTGATTCTTGGAGTCAGCAAGCAGAGCTCTACAACTGCTAATACTTGGTAAGGAATTGCAATGAGACTTATTTGCGAAACACTCGAAGATGTTACAGTTCTTAAAGAACAAAGGGAAGACGGTAAGAAGAATTACTTCATTGAAGGTCCATTCCTAATGGGCGATCGTCCAAACCGCAATGGCCGTATTTATGAAAGCCGTATTCTTGCTAAAGAAGTAGCACGATATAAAGAAAATTATATTGATCAAAATAGAGCATTTGGTGAATTGGGTCATCCAAATGGACCAACTATCAATTTAGATCGTGTATCACATCTTATTACAAAGCTAGAACAAGATGGTTCAAACTTTATTGGTAAGGCTAAACTTACAGAAACACCAATGGGTGATATTGCCCGTGGCATTCTAGAATCAGGTGGTAAGCTTGGCGTATCATCAAGAGGTATGGGTTCTGTAACAAAGAATAAAGATGGAATTATGGCAGTTGGAGAAGATTTTACTCTAGCTACTGCGGCCGATATTGTTGCTGATCCATCTGCCCATATTGCATATGTTAATGCAGTTATGGAAAATGTCAATTGGATCTATGATGCTGCCTCTGGAAATTGGCTAGCTCAAAAAGAACTAGAAGAAACAAAAAAAGAAATTAATTTAATGACACTTCGCCAAATCCACGAGCAAAAGCTATCTATGTTTGACAGATTTTTGAATTCATTAATCTTGAAATCTTAATTTTATAAATATAACTATATATTTCCTAGAGGAGTAGAGAAATGAGTAAGAAAAAGGAACTTCTAGAGTTCAATGCTTCTGATGGCCAAAGCGTTACAGCAGAACCACATATTGGTGGATCTGCAGCACGTGGTGCTGATAAAGGTGGTGGTGAGTCTTCATACTCATTCTCTACAAAATCAGAAGTACTAAGCGCAATCATGAGTCAAATTGCTGGTCTAGATAAAGAAAATCTAGCAGATGTATTCAAGGGTCTGCAGCATGCTTCTGGTTCAGCAGCACGCGCTGCTGATAAGCACGGCGGTGAAGGTGCTGCATTAAGACTAAGTCCATCTGAAGTTAACCTAAAGATTGGTACAACATATGCTCATCCAACAATGAGTTCAAAGACTGGTAAGGGTGAACAACCACTTCGTATTTCTCCTACAGATGCTCATAGTTATAAAGAAGATGTAGAAGAAATTTTTGCTGGCGATGAACTATCAGAAGAAATTAGAGATAAGGCAGTAATTGTATTTGAAGCTGCTATTAATGCTCGTTTAGTATCAGAAGTAGCTCGTCTAGAAGAAGCTTTTGAAGAAAAGCTAGATGAAGCTATTGAAGAAGTTCGTACAGAAATTACTGAAAACATCGATAAGTATCTTTCTTACGCAGTAAAAGAATGGGTTGAAGAAAATACACTTGCAATTGATAGTGGCCTAAAGGTAGAAATGGCTGATGAATTTATTTTAGGTCTAAAGAGCCTATTTGAATCTAACTACATTGCAATTCCAGAAGACAAGATTGATGTTGTGGCTGAAATGTCTGAAGAAGTAGAATATCTAAAGAAAAAGCTAAATGAAAAAACAACAAAGATTGTTAAGCTTAAGGAAGAAAAGCAAGTTCTTAAGGCAGAAAAGATCTTTACTAAAATGACTGAAGGTCTAACTAAGACTAATGTAGAAAAGCTTCGCACATTATCTGAAGGTCTATCATTTGATAATGCTGAAGATTATAAGAAGAAGTTTGGATTAGTAAAGGAAACTTACTTTCCAACTAAGAAGACTTCAGCTGCAGTATCTACTCTAACTGAAGAAGTAGATCTAGATGACTCAGATGAAACACCAGCTTCTGGTCCAATGGCTGCATATATCAATGCCGCTTCAAGATTATCAAAAACAAATATTTAATAAATAAAACGACCCATTAAGGAAAGGGAGACAAAAAGATGTACCTTAACGAAGAAATTCAAAAGAAGTGGAAGCCACTACTAGATCATGCCGATCTAGCTCCAATTAAGGATTCGCATAAGCGTTCAGTAGTTGCTCAAGTTCTTGAAAATACAGAAGCAGCAATGGTTCAAGAATCAGGAGCAACTGGTTCTCTTCAATCATTGCTAGAAACAACAGGCAGCGCACCAACCTCTATAACAGGTGGTTCACAAAACTATGACCCAGTACTTATCTCACTAGTACGTCGTGCAATGCCAAACCTAATCGCCTATGACATCTGCGGCGTTCAGCCAATGACTGGTCCAACAGGCCTAATCTTTGCCCTACGTCCACAATACGATTCACAGTCTGGTGCAAATGCATTCTACTATGAACCAAATACTGGACAATCAGGTCAAGGTACCGGCGGTTATGGTAACCCATCTAACACCCAAGTTGTTGGCGGGGCCAACTCTAACTGGGGTGGTATCTATGGTGTTAACACATCTACTATTGTTTCTGGTAACTCACAAACATATAACTTTGCAGCCGGCATGAACGTAGCTTCTGCAGAATCTCTAGGTTCTACAACAGCTAATGCTGACTTCAACCAAATGGCCTTCTCAATCGATAAGGTTACAGTAACAGCTAAGTCACGTGCTCTAAAGGCTGAATATTCAATTGAACTAGCACAAGACCTAAAGGCAATCCATGGTCTAGATGCTGAAACAGAACTTTCAACTATTCTATCAGCTGAAATTCTTTCAGAAATCAACCGCGAAATTGTTCGTACAATCAACCTAACAGCTACAACCGGTGCTGCTGATACTACATCAGCCGGTACTTTCGATCTAGACGTTGATTCTAACGGACGTTGGTCAGTTGAAAAGTTCAAGGGCCTAATGTTCCAAGTTGAGCGTGAAGCTAATCTAATTGCCAAGAATACACGTCGTGGTAAGGGTAACATCCTAATTTGTTCTTCAGATGTTGCTTCTGCTCTACAAATGGCCGGTGTTCTTGACTATGCCCCAGCTCTAAACTCTAATAACCTACAAGTAGATGACACAGGCAATACCTTTGCTGGTGTTCTAAATGGTCGTATTCGCGTTTACATCGATCCATATGCTGCTGGTCATTATATGACTGTTGGCTATAAGGGTGCAAGCGCATTTGACGCCGGTCTATTCTACTGCCCATATGTTCCACTACAAATGGTACGCGCAGTTGGTCAAGATACCTTCCAACCAAAGATTGGATTCAAGACACGTTACGGCGTTGTAGCAAATCCATTCTCACGTGGTGCAACTGGTTCAGACGGTTCTCTAGTACAGAACGTAAACGTCTACTACCGCAGAGTGCTAGTAAACAACATTCTATAATATTTTCTGGACAAATAAAAAAAATCTAGATTGACTTGGGGAAGGCTTCGGCCTTCCCCTTTTTTTGTTTAATCGTGGTCGTATTTGTTTACGTAATTCTCATCCTTAGTTAGGACAATACAATCAACCACGATAAAATAAATTAACTGTTCAGCAGTAAGATCATTTGTATATTTGCTCACGAAATAGCCTTCTTCAAATCATCGAAAAAATGTATTTGTTATTTTATGTCCATAGCGATCTATAATATTTGCCAAAAAGCCTTAGTCCATTATCAATTTTAGCAGAATGAGCCTCATAAGCTTCGTTATCAAGTTCCCATTCAGCATCAACAATTTCGCCAAATGCCCATGTCATTTCAGCCAAAACCCATTTCCAACGAGAATGCCAATTTGAATCTATATCCCAATCGAATTCTTTAGGTTCAGAATTGGTAGAACGAAGTTCTTCTGGAACATCCTCATCATCAACTGCAGGTGAACCATGCTTAGCATTTACTATCTTTTGCAGAAGGGGGTAAATAATTAGAGCTAGTGTATGGTCAGCATTCCACAAATCTTGATCGTCAATTTGAACATTGACCCTACGTGCAGCAGTCTTTGGATATTTACCAATCTTAACTTTCATAACAAAATTTCCAATATTAATATGCGTCGGAAGTCATAATAATTGTATTAGCCCAATCCATATAATCGAGTTCCACGGGATCAAGCTTTCCCTGATCGCGATACTTTGCATAAAGCTCGCAAAGCTTTTGCTCAACGCTGGCAATGCCATCGTTTTCAGTTGGGAAATTGTATAGCTTGTAATCCATAATGGTTCTCCTTTCAAAACTATATATTAATAATACCACAGTTTTGAATTAAAGTAAACCATTATTTTTTTATTGATTTTAAATGTGTCTCTGTTATCTTACATGATACCCAATGATTATAAAAATCTTCTCTTAATAGAGCATCATTGTCAAAGATATATTTTGTTTCATAATAAGAGCACTCCGTTCTATTTTTACATAGACGGAGTATCTCTCTTTTGAATTGTTTTTTGCCATATTTTTTTATATCAGATTGGAGATGTTTAGAAGAACCCCAGTAATCTTTCCAGTCGGATTCTTTTCTTATTCTCTTTTTTTTACCTTTTACTTGCTTTGTAGCGCTAAGTGTAAAATACTTTCTTCCAATATATTGTCTTCCAGTAGGAATATGTGTTATCTTATAGACAAATCCATAATACCCTGTGGGATCGATAAACTCTAATCCCATAAATTTCCAGCCCATCACTCTTTGTAATCATTAAATTCTTCTTCATCATCATCAGAAATATCAGAACCACAGAAAGGACAAAAGATAACTTCTTGATTATGTGAAATAGAACTTACGACCTTATACTCAGAATCACAGGATGAGCATGTAGTCCAGTGATCAATTTGCATTATAGTGTAAATCCTTTAAATGTTGTTTCATCAACATCTTTATTTATACCACCAATAATGTATGAAGTAATTTCAGTTTCTTGTGGAGCTACTTGAACTTCAGCACCAGAAATCCACTTTTGAGTCCATGGTAAAGGATTAGATCCTACTGACCTACCATTTAGACCAATTGAAGCCATTCTCTTATGAGCAATCCAGTCGATATAATCACACAAAAGCTTTTCATTTAGACCAATCATTGATCCGTCTTTGAATAAAAACTTTGCCCAAGTCTTTTCTTGTTCAATCACGGAGTTGAATAGGTTAACCATTTCTTCACGTGTTTCTTCTGCGATTTGCGCAAAATCTGGATCTTCTTTTGGAAGAATTTTGATGAGTTGCTGAGTTGCGGCAAGATGAAGGTTCTCATCACGAGCAATAAGCTTAATGATCTTAGCATTACCTTCCATCTTCTTGACTTCAGCAAATGCCCAAGAGCAAGCAAATGAAACATAGAAACGAATACCTTCAAGAGCATTAATTGCATTGAGGCAGAGCCATAATGCTTTTTTATGATTAAAAGAACCACCATATTGCATAGCCGCATAATTATATGTTTCAATTACACTAGATATATTATTTTGAGCAATCAAATCATCGTAATACTTACTAATATCACCAGCACATTCTACAATCTCTGGGATATCAAGCATCTCATCAAAAATCTTAGATGGATCTGAATAGATATTACGAATGATGTGAGTATATGAGCGTGAATGAATAGTTTCAGAGAAAGTCCAAGTTTGAATCCATGTTTCTAATTCTGGTAGAGAACAGATTGGAAGCAAAGCTAGAGATGGCGCTCTACCTTGAACTGAATCGAGAAGGATTTGGCGCTTTAGATTAGAGGTAAAGATATGTTTTTCATGATCTGTTAGATTCTTGAAATCTTTTGTATCACGAGATAACTCAACTTCTTCTGGACGCCAGAAGAAAGATAATTGCTTTTCTGTTAGCTTTTCAAATGCAGGATACTTTATATTTTCATATCGTGCAATATTTACTGGACTTCCAAAAAAGCAAGTTTGATTTATGTGATTTACTTTATTAGTATCGAATACTGTCATTAACCAACTTTCTTTATAATATTTCTAGATACAACCATATCATAATTTTTTCCTTCTAATCTGAGAAGGACACCATTTTTTGAACCCTTATACCATTCAGCATGAAGAACCTTTAAATTTGTATTTAATTTTAAATGCCAATATTCGCTATCAATGTTAATGATATCACCTTCTTTAATATCTAGATCTTGCATGATTCACAGAGCTCTGTATCTTCTTCACCTTTAGCCAATTCTTCAATCTTTACTTCACCTGCACCATCATTTGTATTATTATAATAAAGAGTTTTGATGCCATACTTATAACACATTAGAATATGTTTTAGCATTTCAGATAGAGGAATTTTTTCTTCTGGATAAAACCTTGGATTATAGGAAGTATTAGTAGAAATAGATTGATCAATCCATTTTTGCAAAACTGCCATAATCTTTAAATATCCTTCTGGTGATCTTTGGTCCCATAGCAATTCATATTTATTCTTATAACGACGAACTTCTGGAACAACTTGCTTTAGTACACCATCTTTTGATGTTTTAACAGACACTAAAGCTCTTGGAGGTTCTACACCATTTGTTGAATTGCTTACTTGAGCTGAAGTCTCAGCAGGCATTAGAGCCATTAGAGTAGAATTACGAATACCATAAATCTTAGCTTCATTACGAAGTGTTTCCCAATCCATTGATGGAATGCGAGAAGTTAGTTCATTTACTTCTTTTTTATAAGTATCCACAGGCATTTGACCATAGCCATACTTAGTTTCATTCCACTTTGTACAAGCACCCTCTTCCTTAGCTAGATCAATAGAAGCTTTGATTAGATAATAGGACCAAGCCTCAGAATATTCATCAATTAGATCTAGATTGGGATTAGTATAGGTCATATCGTTCTTAGCCATCCAATATGCTAGATTGATAATACCAATACCTAAAGGGCGACGATTCATTGTCGATAGTTGTGCGGCTAGAACAGGATAGCTTTGATAGTCAAGTAGAGCATCTAAAGCGCGAACTGCTAGAGTACATGGCTTTTCAAAATCAGATGGCTTTCTAATCTTGCCCCAGTTAATTGCAGATAGAGTACAAAGAGAGATTTCACCATCAGCATCAAATAAATCATTTAATGGCTTTGTTGGAAGGGTAATTTCTGCGCAAAGATTTGATTGGCGAATTGGTGCGACTTCAGATAAAAATGCGCCATGTTCATTCACGTGATCGACATTCATTAGATAGATACGACCAGTGTCTTTTCTTTCTTGAACAAATATAGAGAATAAATCGATAGCCTTTATGGTCTTCTTTTTGATCTTAGTATTCTTTTCTGCTTTTTCATAAAGTTCACCGAAACGATCAGTATCTTTAAAGAAAGCATCATATACTTCTGGAACATCATGTGGACTGAATAAAGTAATATTTCCGCCAGAGATTAGACGTTCATACATTACCTTATTAAACTGTACGCCATAATCTAAATGACGAATACGGTTATCTTCAGTTCCCTTATTATTCTTTAGAACTAAAAGATCTTCTACTTCATAGTGCCAAATTGGATAATATAGAGTAGCTGCACCACCACGAACACCACCTTGTGAACACGACTTTACCGCAGATTGGAAATACTTATAGAATGGAATAACACCAGTATGTGATGCATCACCGTGGCGAATTGGTGATCCTAATGCTCTAATTCTACCACCACCAATACCAATCCCGGCTTTTTGTGATACGTATTTTACTATAGCAGAAGCTGTTGCGTTGATGGAATCCAACGAATCGTCTGTTTCGATAAGAACACAAGAACTAAATTGGCGTTGAGGCGTACGTACTCCTGCCATAATTGGAGTAGGTAGAGAAATGTCAAAAGTAGAGATTGCATCATAGAAGTCTTTTACCCATTTTTGTCTGTCTTTAGTGTAATTGCCAAAGAGTGTCATAGAAATATACATAAATGACATCTGAGGAGTTTCGTAAAACTTTCCAGTGACTCTGTTCTTTACAAGATACTTACCACGAAGTTGCTCCATTGCAGCATAAGTAAGTAGTTCATCACGTTCATGATCAATATACTTATTTAAATCATTCCATTCTTCTGGAGAATACTTTGTAAGCAATTCTGCGTCGTAATAACCGGCTTCAACAATTTTATTATAATGATTAAGAATATGTTCTGGATCAAACTTACCATATACTTCTTTACGAAGATTATAGTTGATAAGTCGTCCAGCTACATATTGATAATTTGGAAATTCTTCAGAGATAAGATCTGAAGAAGCCTTGATTAGAGTTTCTTGAATATCAATAGACTTAATATTATTGTAGAACTGAATTTGAGACTTAATTTCAATTTCTGATACTGATACGCCAGATAATCCTTCACAAGCTTGTTCTACTACTTTATGGAACTTGTTAAGATCGAGCGGTTCTTTTTGCCCATTTCTCTTTATTACATTAATCATTAGTTATCCTTAGAAAAATAATCTGCAAGTGTAGGGAAACTATTTAATACTACATTTTTACACTGTTCTGCTACTTCTCTGTGTTCTTTTTGAGTTGCTTTATCTGTACGAATTTCAATAAAATGAATCCATGATCTTAGAGTTCCGGCCATGTATAATGTAGAACCGGTTAAACCTTCTGGTAGAACAGATCTAGCCTGTTCTTTAGCAATACCTTTACTTAATGCCCAATCATATGTGTCTTTAATTTCATTTAATAGTCTTACTTGACGCATACGAAAATCTTCATTTAATCGTCTTTGAGCTTCATCTTTATTATTAATATCGATTGAATTTTGTCGATTCTTTTGATCTTGAAGACGAGCTTCTCTAAATTCAAAATTATCTGCTACAGCATAACGCTGAGAGAATTCCTGAAATGAGAAAGATCGGTGACGCAAAATCTGTCTAACAATATCTCTTGTAGTTTTGATTTCCATCGTTAATGATACCATTTCAAATGGCGACCAATGCGAATTATGAATTAGATAATTTACCAAACGTGGAGCAGTTTCAGTATTCATCTGATTAGATGGATTTGAAACTCTAGCAGCATAAGCTACTAAGTCATTTGCATCTTTAACTCCTTCAATAATTGGCTGTGTAATACCGATCAATCTCACTTCAGGCATAATATAACTCCTTAGTCGTGCTTACAAACTGCTTTTTTATTTGCGGCTACTGCCTTAAAGTCTACTGGCCATAAAGCTGGCTTTGCAGTCTTTGAAGCTTGAGCTGGAATTGGGAAAGTAGCATTAGTAGCCTTTTCAATATCTGCGACAGTTGATTCGACTACTGTTAGATCATTTCCTTGATTTTCCTTATGTGGGAATAAGAAAGCAAGTACTTCATTTGTATTTTCATCAATAACAATCTTATAGAATGCAGTTGGAACATCGACCTTATCGGCTCCAATCTTCTTATCTGTATCTACATTATAGATTGAACCAGCATAGATCAATAGAGTATGCTGACGAGAGAAAGTCCAAGCGCCAGTTGATGTTTCTAAAAGCTTCCAGATACCACGATTTAGACCTGGAAGTTGTGGAGCCATATTTGACATTAGGAAACTTTCATATTCCACTTGTTGATCATATGATTGATGTGCATCATTTGCAATATGACCTTGATCATATCCATTACCGGCATAATCCTTGGGATCTGATCTCTTAGCAGCTGGAAGTGATTGATCAGCCGCAAAAGCATTTGAACGTGGAACACAACCATTTACTGTTTGTGGAGTGATAGTCCAAGCAGTCCAAACTGGAACCTTAGCTTGGTTATCATGTAGTGTAATATAACCTTGACGGCAAAGTAGAGTTGCATCTGGCTTTGTTACTGCAATCTTTCCATACTTTTCATATGCTGCACATGAAGCTTCTGGAAATGGAGCTCGTTGAGTCCATGCGTGTGCTGTTCCTGTTGATAGTAAACATAGAGCAGCTACTGTTGATAGAATATATTTAATCATTAGTTTCTCTTCCATTCATTAAATTTGACAAGGGCAATCATTCCAGAATATGTATTAGATTTGATGATCTTTAATACTTCATCTGTAGTTAGACCAGACATGATCATATCATTGATATCTTTACATTTCATATCTTGTGGCCAAATACAAGCAGAATAACCATTAGCAAGAACTTTATTAATTCTTTTAACAATATCTGGATTTCTTGGTTCGTTGTCATATACGAAAATTGCATTTTCATTTACGACATCTATATTTATATCCGCTCCGCCCATTGCAATGGCATTGGGAAGAAACATAGAATCAATTGGGCCTTCTGTAATATAATATGGAATATTACGATTACATGAATCTAAACCAAAAGCTTTTACTTCTTTATCTTCTAACATGATGGTGATATAACGGATTTTATCATTTGGATCAAAGCTTCTGCCTTGATAACCAAATAGATTACCATCTGCATCTAGGAAAGGAATTATAAGTCTAGGAGAATCTTTATCTTCCTTAAGCTTTCCAGGAATCATAGTATTAGTCCATTTTGCAAACTTTGGACAATAAAATAATCTATGGTGCTGATTAGTAGGAATTTTTCTAGATTGTACGTATAACTTTGCTGGATGATCTGGTTTAAGTTGTGAAATTTTCTTTAACTTAAGCAAAGGAGAACCCAAGCGCAAATGCTTTGGATGCTCATATGTTGGTTCTATAATCTTTTGTTCTTTATCTAGGAAAGATTCGACGCAATAATCTTTATAGAGCATTGGATCTAGATCGCGGAGAAACGATGCAATATTTCTTGCAGCACCGCAATTAAAACACTGAAATAAAATTGATTGTTGCTTTTGATAGAAATTACCGCGAGCTTTGATTTTGCTCTTTTGACTATCGCCGCAAATAGGACAACGAAATGTTGCTGAATATGGATTATACTTTTTAATCTTAAATCTCTCGAGCCGAGGAGAGATTAGATTAGCGTATTTAATATCAATATAACTACTCATGAGTCCACCATAACAACTTTTAGTTATTATACAATGGTCTCTATTTTTTGTAAACAGTTAAGTGTGAATAAAAAACCTTATTATTAGCACCGCTAAATTTATAATGACTCCCAATACAACTGAAGCACCCAGCATAGTCCACATCCACTTTTCTAAACCAGTAATGCGTTCACTCATTTTTGTATGTTGATTTGAAGATTCAGTTCTCAAAGCTCTTATTTCTTGAATCAAATCTGTATATATTTTGTCATGATAACCAAGTTTAGTTTCATGAACAGCTAAAAGCTTTGAGATTCCATTTGAAAATTCAGTAAGTTTTTCAATAGTAGTATCTAACTTATCAACTAAAGCAGCAATTTTCAGCATATCTTGTTGGAGATACGTGATATCATCTGTAAGTTTTTGAACATTGTTACGCTGTAATTGAGATTGAGCCATTAGAAAATACCAAATCTCTTTTTGCTAGTAGTTTCTTTCTTAGCATTAGATTCATCGACTGCTTTCTTATTGTCGATAACCCATTGTTCTAATCCTTTTAGTTGCTCGGAGTTTTCGTGGCAGATTGAGTAGTTGCCGAGGATTGTGAGGAGGGCTTCATTGTCTTTAATGCCTGAGGGGGACGCGTCAGAACTTCTGGTGGCGTCGGCATCACCGCTTGTGGCACTAATGTCGTGTGTGTACACCCAACCATTAGAAAGGATAGACTGAGAAGGTACATTGTTTTTCGCAGCATCAACATAAACTTTTTCCTTTTCATGAATAGTATTAACACGGTCTACATATTGCGTTACAACTTTATTTGAAATCTTTGCATTCATATCTTCTAGTTCATGAATTTGCCTTTCAGAATCAGCTTTAAGATTTGCAATTGCAATCTTACCGGCTTCAGATCCTTTCATATATCCAAATCCAACTGCTCCACCTAGAAGCATGACTATCATTATTATCTTATATGGAAGTGGAATAAGACTAAACATTTGGTGGCTTCCTTACTACCATAGCCATTACTGGTGTAGTCTTCTTTTTACGAAATACTGGAACTATCTTTTGAGGATTATCTCCAGCTCCTGCTACACCACCAGTTCCTGTTGCTGGAGCTGCACCCGATCCGGCACCACCGCCTCCACCTTCTTCAGTAAATTCTATATAACTTTTCATTAGCAATGCCACCTTTTTAGAGACATGGCCTTACGTGTAGGCCTACCTTTTTCATCCTTCATCGGACCTTTCATACCCGACATACGGGCACAGAAAGATTTACGACGCTTCCAGGCTTTACCGCCTTTTTTTAGTTTACTTGGCTTAGCTGTAACTGCTGTTTTTAATTTACTGCCAGGATTTTGACTACGAAAATGCGCCGCACCTTTTGCGGTCAGCCCAGCACCAGATTCTGTTGAGCGAAAATAACCTTTTGAATCTGCTCCACGCTCATCTAATTGCTCTACTTCTTCTTTAGTAGGAACGCAATTTGGTACTTCTCTACCATTTTTTTTCTTTTTGCCAACCATTTCATAGCCCTTCCAACATGGATCAGGGCCTTTCATTTTGGCTTCATGAACAAATTTAGAAAAACTTTTCATTATAGATTCTTTAGAGCCTCTTCTATAAATGCATCAGAAATAATTTCTTTATTATTTATTTCGTATGGTATAAATCCAATATTACTTACTTTATCTGGCATATGCCCTAGAAACTCAAGAAACGGCTTTAGATATGAATCTAAATTTTTAAGCTTAAAGAACAATATTCTACTAGCATGAACTGGACCAAATACATTACAAAGAACTACTATATGGTTTAATATAAGTCGTTCTTTTAAATCACCTGTTTCAATATATTTATTTAAAAGACGCTTAATATATTTTATACGACTTAAATCATCATAAAATTCTTGCGTATCAAAGCATTGTGGGTTGTCATAATACTTTGCACAATATAATAAAAAGTTAGTCTCATCTAATTTTTCAAGCATTATACCAATCTAATATGTATTAATCCACTAGTATCATAGTAGAGAGATTTTAAAGCAACATTTGCTGCTGCAGCACTTGCATCATTAGAATATGGTCCAGAAAGAGAACTACCAATACCTAACATTACAGTTGATAATGTTGCAGTATTGGTAGTCGGAGAACTATTTGGACTGCGAACTACCACAAACAAATCTGTATTTGCCATACTAGATGTTTGTGGTAGTTCAGAAGTTTTAATATCAGTGTTAGCCATACTTAATTATCTTATGTTAGGATATGCAAAAGTATCTGCATTATTTTCAGAAGCCATATGCACAAAAGCTAGTGTTTCATGTTGAATACGACCAGCACGACCACCAAGAGTATTAACAGTTACCGATCCACCAGTTGATGTTACTAGATTAGCTGTAGTAAATGTTGCACCAGTACCAAGAGAAGCACCACCAGTTGAGTTAGCAATTGTAATAACTACTGAGTTGTTTGCTGCTGTATTTGAGAATAAACCAACATTAGTAATGGTAAAGGTTAATGAACCGCCGGTAGCATTTGTTGAAACTGAAGCAGTAGCATTTGTAATACCATTAGCAACTGTTACAACGTCTGTATTATTATATCCAGTAGCTGTACCAGTATAGTTAATTGCTACGCCGCTATTAGCAACATGTTTTTCGCGGTTAAATGCTACTACTACGTTTGTATTAACATCAAATAATCCACCAGAAGTGATTGTAGCAGATACTAGATTTGATGTTGCATTAGTTACTAGTGTAAGCACACCCTTAACTGATCCATTTGAAAGTGCAACAGTTTCGCCATTAGCAAAACTAACTCCGGCAGTGGCAGTAGCACTTGTTACTGGTCCCTCACCTACTTTACGAAGAACCCAACCTTGTTGTATCTTCCTTGAATAAGTAGTATTTGATACTTCATTAGCTGATACACCAAATACGCCAAAAGCAACACCATTAATAAATGCGCCTGGTGTAGCATTTCCGTATAGTTCTGCACCAGAAACGCGTTGATCTACTGTAGCAGTAAATCCAGTAACTGTTGTATTACCAGAAGCTGTACCATATGAAGAATTTGTAATTGAGAATGATAAAACACCGGCTACAGTATTTGAACTGAATGAACCTGGTGTAATTTTACCAACTGACTGAATATAGCCGGTTGCATTTGTACTTAAAGCATAAGCAGCATTTGAATATGTAGTGGATGTTCCAGCATTTACAACTAGAATATCTGTGTTATTATATCCAGCCCCAGATGGAAATACAACCTTAGATGCTGGTCCGGCGTGATTGTAGTTTCTGTCGTAGTTTACTGTACCAGCAAGTACACCCTTAAACTTTGGTGCGTTATTTGCTTGGTCTAAATTACCCCATAGTGGCATTGTGATTTCTCCTGTTTATTTTTATTTATTGTTATCAGAGAACTTATGATTCTTAACATTATATACTGGTATTGGTCTGACTCTAACAGAAAATGTTTGTCCAGACTTTAATTCTTTAGTTGGACGACCACTAGAGTCTAATAATACAATTTCTCTAGCGATCTTATCCATTACTTTACTCTCTACTTTTAAATTCTTGTTCTTTAGCTGTTTGGCGAAGATTTAAATTCTGTGACATGATTTTACGAATTGAATGCTCAACTGCTTCATTGCGCATTTCTGCAGAAGCTGGAGTTACATTTTTATTCTTAAGAGCTGACTTCTTAACCAACTTCTTTACTAAAGCCTTATCTTCAGCTTCATCTGGATGCTTATTCTTTGGCATATCTGTACAAGATGCATCATAATTTTCCATATGTTTCTTGCTACGAAGCTTTTTAAAATCTTCTGCATCGATCTTATTTGGATTTCCACCCATCTTTGCAATCTTCTTTTGCTTCTTTGAAAGCTTCTTTGCTTTCTTTGATTCTACTTCTTCACCATATACTTCGGCGCCGGTTCCACGACCACCAATCTTCTTTTGCTTCTTTGAAAGCTTCTTTGCTTTCTTTGATTCTACTTCTTCACCATATACTTCGGCGCCGGTTCCACGACCACCAATCTTCTTATCCTTAATATCCTTAGCAAGAGAATTCTTATGAAGTGGATCAACCTGCTTAGCTACTACTTTAGATGTAGATTCTGATCCCTGTTCAACTTCAACTGCTTCTGCGTGGTGCTTATTACGGAGCTTCTTAAGAATTGCACCGGCAACTCTACCACCAGCTTCCTTAGAACCATAGGCCTTAGCGGCCTTACTAGCAATCTTCTTAAAATTCTTACCTGGCTTGCCAATATCCATTCCCTTATGGGCTTTTTTAGCAGAATATGTCAATTCAAGTAGTGGAAGGCTTTGTTCAATTCCATGTTCAAAGATAACGTCTGCAGAAATAATAGCGCCTTCAGCATTTAGTTGTTCTGTTGAATTGACTATACGGCCTTTGCCAAACTCTGTGTGATAAACTTTCATATTGATCTCCTAAAAGTAGTGTTTTTATTATTTATTAAATTTTTTTTTCTTCTTGCTAATGGTCACTTTTGTATCACTTAGATCTTTATATGGATATTGATCTGGAGCCGGATCGCCAGAAGGATAGTTTGGTGAACCATTTAGATTGACTGGTTCGCCAAATAATTCATTCATTTGATTTACAAATTCTCTAAATGTAGTCATTAGTAAAATCTTTTTCTTGTCAATTTTGCTTTAGTTTCTTTATATTCAGAATGAGGCATAACTTTAAATCCATATTTGCCTTGAGGATCAATTGTGCTTACTTTTTTCTGAGCACCTTCTCTATTCTTATGCATAGTAATTACAGTATGATTCTTATTAACTACAACGTGTTTTTCGTCTTCTTCAGTAACTTTTAACTTTTTAGTTTTTACTGGAGTAGATACTACAGGTGTTGAAAGTTGTGCTGATAGATTTACTGAAGGTTTATCACTTCCTCCATAGACATCTCCATCCATTCCTTCTCTAAAAGCTTTAAATAGCTTCATAGATTTTCTCCTTTTAAGCTGATCTTTTGTATCTTCATCATCTGTATTTTTAAGATCTCTATCTTTTCCTATGTTTACAATAGAATATCCTGTATCTCTCTTGAATAAAGATGGAATAACTGATTCATATGGATTTTGCTGCATATCAGCTGGAAGTTCAGATCTATGGTGCTGCAATTTTATTGTCTGTGGCTTTGGCTTTCTAGTAGAAATTTGTTGACCTAAACGATCTTCATGCTCAGAGCTATCAAGTGTTTTTTCTTTTTTCTTTTGAATATTAGAAATTCTATCAGATACTTCTACTTGTTCTTTTAAACCCATATGGCCACGAACTGAATTATATAAAGCTTGAGCGTGTTGAGGCTGTGGAACACCTTTAGAGAATTCTTTAAAATTACCGGCCATAGCGTGTGAACGAAGCTTTGATGCTGACATTCCTTCTACACCTTGTGCATCTGGATCACGATGGCCAGCCGATACTACACTGAGATGTGGAATATAAAAATGCTTCTTTGGATCATAATCTGGAGAAGATGGATGCTTATTGTATTTAGATAGAAGATTATGCAATTCATCTACTCTATCTGAACCAACGACAAGAGTCCCGTGAGTTACTCCACGAGATTGAAGATATTTAGCTGCATCTAGAACATTCTTTACTGTGTCGCTAGAATGAATATTTGTTTTTGGATAAAGCTTCTTCATAAATCCTACCTTTTCTTGATAAGGTAATGGATTCTTCAATTTATCTTGCGAATGAGAAGCAAAGATATGATGCTCAGCATTTTGTGTCTCTGCACGGTTTTTTACTGCATCAATAAGCTTTTGATGGCCAGTTGTTGGCGGATTAAAGCGGCCAAATGTAAACACGGCATGCTTTTCAGTCTCTTCTTTTACTGATTTTCTATTTTGGCCATATACAATAATTTCATCTGCTGGCTCACCAGTTATAGTTAGACCATTCTTTTTAGAAAATTCTATTCTATTACTGATTCTATCTAATAAACTGGCCATAGTAATCCTTTAATTTTTAGTTATTTATAATCTAGTATTTTGGATTTTTTGCTTGGCAGTACGTCCTCTACTATTATCAATTCCTTTAGTGGAAGTAGATAATCCAGTTTTATCGCTACCAAGTTTAGATAATGGCGAATCTGCATTTGATACATGATGCATATCATTGTGGTCATCAATATCACCTTTTAATTGATCATCTCTTGTATCAGCATTAGCTTGATTTGAATTAATATACTGTGTTACATCATCATCTGATAGATCGTTTATTTGAATATTTCCACCACCGATTAGAGTGTGTTCTGCAACAGGTGTTTTTGCAGCAAAGTTTGCCTTAGAGAATTCTGCACGATCTACAAATTTGGTTGGTCTATTACCACGAACTACTACAAATCCTTCTGGCTTAGTCTTCTTTCCATTAATGGTATGGCCAAATTCAGAATGACTAGATAGAGCATTTGTTAGCACATCTTTAGCCTTTTGTAGATGACTATGAATTTGGAATAATCTATCAAAATGCTTTTCATTTCTTACTACATCTGTAATTCTAGAATTATGAATAGTTCTTTTTCTGTCTTGTGCAGCCGGAGTTTTTACACTTCCAACATCTTTATCGCGCTGGCCTTCTAGATAAGAAACAAAATCTTTATGATTTGGAACTGTACCATTTCTTACAGTCTGATTAATATACTGTTTAATGTGTGCTGTATGAGGAGCAGTAGCATTATATGTTTCTGTATTTGCTCCACCAGCAGCTTTAGATGCAGCATTAATGTGTTGATTAAATTCTGCTTGTTGCTGTGGAGTATATTTTACTTTATTTACATCATGATCAGTAGAAATCATATGCACATCTGGATGCTTAGTAAATTCATTTAGCTTTGGAGCATATTGTGCTTTCATAGATTCTAGAGTTGGTCCATGATAAGCAGTATGAACTGCAATACCAATCTTAGAATTTAAAGCTTGCTTTCCTGACTTAGTATCAGCTGGAGCAGAATATGTAATTGTGTTTGGCTTAAAACTAGCCTTACCGTTGTGGTACTGTACATCTCCGGAAGTATGCATAATATCTCCTTGATAAATTCCATGTGAAGGAGTTACCTTTGGTAGATGCTCAAGCGCAGCTTTAAGTTTTGCTACTAGACCGGGAGCATGACCATGATTGCGTTCAATATCTTCTGGAGTATAATTAATCTTTGGTTGGGCATTAAATGCTGACTTAGATGCCACAAAGAACTTACCATTATCAGGATTAGTTCCAAAAATAACAGAAGGTGAACCATCATATTTCATGGTCACTTTTGTATCATTCTTATTTCCAAGAAGCTTATTATGAACATCCATTAAGTTATTATATGCATGGTGAAATCCTTCTGCACCAGCATTAACAACATGATCTTCTGCATGTTCTAAGTGTGTAAGCTTTTCTTCGTTTGCTTCACGCGATTCATTAAGTTGAAGAAATGTGTTAAATTTAAACATTAATTGGCTCCGAAGTAATAATCATATTTATTATAATTCACCATGGCTCACCAGAAAGCTTTATTGTAGAAGCTAATTTCTGAGACTCAAATTTAAATCTGATTTTCATAATTTTTTTAGTACCAGCCATAACTCCAATAGATTCATTTCCAACTTTTTCTAATATTATTTTATATTTACTAAGAGCAGATAACTTTTCATTTGCAAGTGGATCCATAATCATAGCAGAATAAGGAGGTTTATTACCCATTCCAGTTACTTTGATATATGGAGGAAGAGATATATCAGCATCCATCCAGTCAGTAATCAAATACTTTACAAGATCAGATTGACTCATTTTTTGCAATCTAGGCAAAAGCTTATCTCTCATATTAGAAAGAAGTTTAGAACCTAGTTCTGTAGTTTTAGCATTAATTATAGGATTAGCTCTAATCTGTTTCTTGCGCGTAGAAGCATTTGGAGATAATTCAAACTTTTTTACTATTTCATCAACCGCCTTTTTATGTTCATCAGACAAATTAATTTTTAAACTAGCTTCTAAAGTTCCTAAACCAGGGTTTTTAAATCCAATGTCGGTTTTTCTTTTTGTTGCTTTAGCTGAAGCACCTAAAAAGCCGCCATTTGGACCTGAAGAAAATTTAACTAATATATCTGTAGGATTTTTAGATTGGTCTACTTTATAACCAACAGCAGAAGACATTGATCCAGGTCTAGCAGTCCACCAAACATTTTTTACATTTGAAGAGTAACCATTTTTTGAAGCCCACTTTATAAATTCTTGAGCCATAATTTTTGCTTTTGCAACAGCATCTTCAACTTCAGTTGGTAAAGCCTGTTTAACTCGCATTTCATATTGCGATTTGGCTTCATTCCCTAATTTTGACCATGAATTTCCTGCTAAGAAATATCCTAGCATAATTTCATTAATATCGGATAAAACCGTATTTTGAGTCATTGAATATCTCTCCTCATTTAGGAGTATTTATAAAGCAAATAAGGCCGGATAACTCTGGCCTTATGCTATAGAATATTTAAATTATCAATATTAGATGCTATATGAAGTATCACCGATTTCATGATCTGGATCATATACTCTTTTAATCCATTTATCAACATGTGCACGGCCTTTAGGATGCCCTATATGAAGCACTGCCGCGCCTCCACCAGGGCCGTGATATGTAGCTACTTTAGCATGAAAACCCTGTTTCTTTAGCTTTGAAACCATTGCATCGGTGCCCTCTTCATGCGCTTTTCGAGTGACCGCTGCCCACCCATGAGGATGGACATCGATTTCGTGAGTATAAGTTTCTTTGGCTTCATTGAGGTGTCCGCGAGTTACTAATTGCTTGTTTTGCTCTGTCATAAACTTTGCGTACTTATCTACTGCTGTCATAATTTTCTCCTATAATCCTTAATAGGTAAACCCAATATTATTTATAAATTTATAGATCTACCACCATTCGGGATAATTGCCGTGCTTCCAGACAGCGATGTCTTGTTTTGCACCGATATAATAGTTGCGATAGGCTTGAACTACGTCATCGCACTTGTATTCATCTGGCATACACTGTGGAATAGGAGTCTTGTGGCCAATGGGAATATAACGAGGTGGATTGCTAAGCTTCTGCAGCATCTTAGTCTCGGTAGCATGAATCTTACCGTACCGCTTTGTGTATTCCTTACATAGGCCATCCATGAGACACCAAGCCCACATATAGTTATTATTAGATTCACGAACCCACTTGGCGCTGGGATGGTTTTTGTGAGTTACCTTGTATAGTCCATCCATAGCAAATTCACCGTCATGGATATGATGTGCCGTGGATAGAAGCTGAGCCGTCTCGAGAATCATCTTAACGACGTGTTTGTCGCAGTGCATTTCTGCGGCACGATATGGATCCGAATGCAACGCAAATATATTCATAGTACCTCCATAATCATTGATAATATCATTATATCAACTCATGGATTATTGTACACTATTTTGTTGTGGCTCTGTAGACTCCATCCCAACCTTCTGGTGGTACGTTGCCATCCATTCGATCTAACATCAAATCATAGTACTTTGAGAGAGTTCCCTTCCAATGGACCTTAAGTATCTTACCTAATGATATGGCCTCTACCCAATCACCTTTGCGATATAGAGTTAAAAAGTCTTCGTGTAGTTTTGGAGCTTGGTGATCAAAGAAATCTAGAACGGTATAGATTCTTACAGGTTCGGTTTTACCTTTAACAGCCAATAAATCTAATTCTACTGTTTGATAGCGTTCTTTTACTGCATCTGCTGTTTTTGGCCCGATAACAATTTTAACGCCATATGGTTTAGATTGTCCTTCCAATCTGGATGCCAGGTTAACACCATCACCAAGACAAGTATAGTCAAACCTTTGGTCAGAACCCATGTTCCCAACAACCACGGTATCCGTGTTGATGCCCAACCCCATGCCAAATGCAGGGATTCCTTCTTTAGAAATTTCATGATTAAAATCTTTCAAATCGTTTAACATTTTAAATGCGGTTTGTATTGCGTTTAGTGCATGTTCTTGATCATCCAAAGGGGCATTCCAAAATGCCATCTGAGCATCACCAATATATTTATCTAGTGTACCATTATTATCTATAATAGCTTTAGTCATTTTGGTCATATAGCGATTCATGATCTTTGTAAGACCTTGAACATCTTTGCCGTAATGTTCAGAAATAGTAGTAAATCCACGAACATCTGTAAACATAATAGAAAGTTCTCTAGAATCACCTCCAAGTTGTAATAGTTCTGGATTCTTTTGTAATTTTTCAACCATAGCTGGAGATAGATAAGTTCCAAATTGCTTTTTGATTTGTTGCTTCTGTAAGAATTCTGAGATAAACTTGATTGTATAAATGTGCAAATAAAGTATCATTGCAATAAGTGCATTAAATGTTACATCTATTAAAATATGATTATGATTAAACATATAAACGGGGAAGTAAAGATAAACACCAATAAGAGCTATAATCCAAACTACAGAGAATCTTACTTTAGATAACAAAATGATTCCGAGAGCCAATACTACTAAAAGTGCATAATCCAATATTCCAGCCCAGTTTGGAATAGAAACTGTATCTCCATTAATTAGAGTTTGAAGAAGACTAGCTTGAACTGCTTGTGGAAATTGTGCACCAACTGGAGTAGCTACTGGATTGGCCACACCTGAAGCAGTTACACCAAGAATTACAATTTTATTAAGCAAATCTGGAGTTTTGTCTCCAATATCAAATTGAGTAAACTTATAGTTCCAGTTCACAAATACTCTAGAGTACTCATCTGTTTTAATAGTATTGAATGATGGAATTCTTAAAGCTTCCACACCAGTCTCGTTAATCTTAGCTTGATAAGATGGATCACCGGAAATTGCTCTTAACATTTCCATAGAAAAAGATGGATAGTATTCACCTTGAGACATTGATAATAAAGGTACACGGCGAACAACACCATCAGATTCCGGTAAAGTAGAAGTTACACCAATACCAACAGCAGCATCTTGAAATTCTGAAATATTATTAAGAACTGAAGGATAATTTGGCAAAAACTGTGTAGTTTTACCATCTCCAATTATAGCCACACCAGTTTTACGAATATTTTGATTTGGCTTAGATTGCGTCGATAGTGTCTGAGATAAAATTATTGGATGCTGTTTTAAAGTAGCAGTAAGATTTTTGTCTGTATTAAATCTATCTGGTTCAGAAAAGATTATTGTATTTCCAATTACACCAACACGATGTAAATACAAATCGTTGATTATTTTAGAATAAGTTTCTCTTGGAAAAGGATATTGTCCATATTTCTCTATAGTCTTATCTGATATATTTGCAATTACAATCTGTTCAGACTGTTTTGCTGGACCACGCATAAGATAATCATAGTATTTTAATTTGATTGCATCTACCAAAAATGGATTGGATATTTTAATAGTAAGTAATAGAGCAAAAGTAATAATCGCAAGCCAGGGCGATAGAAGAATCTTTTTCATAGTATAATCCCAGTTTTAATTATTTATTTGCTATATTAGTTTGAATTATAGTTATATGACCATTTGGTCTACCGGTTCCTGATGTTGGCCATTTCTGCTCAGAGAAGTTATAATAATCATAAGATCCGTCTTGTATTGTTGTAATATCTACACCAGTTGCTTTTGGTAAAACCACAGTAACAACTTCTAGTTTAGCTTGAGATAATAAAGAATATGCCCAACCAATTTGAATTTGTTTTTTCAAAAGTGGAGAAATATCTGTATATAAAGTCTGTTTTAATGGAGCATCAGAATTATATTCTTCATATACTTGTAATAATTCTGACGGAGTTGGAGTTCTTTGAAGAGCAGCAAACACTTGATTTAAATCATCCGTTCCAGTATCAGGATCTTGGTTATTGTCTGCGGCCGCCTCAGCTGGATTTACTTTATTCTTAATATCTTTTCTAGCTTGTGTTAATAGATTAGCTCCTCCTTCAAGAGAAGGAGTTGAAAGTTGAATATTATTATCTGCAGATCTTCCTTCCATACTAATTACTGATGGAGTGCTTGGGGGACCAGAAGATGTTTCTACGACTGTAGCCTGGAATGGTTTATCCATTTTAACTACTCCAGCAGCAGTAGCTACTTCAATAGCTCCAGTTTCACATTCTTTATCCATTCTAATCTCACCATTATTCATAAAGCATTCTGGAACTAAAATTACTGTAGTTCTTCCTACTTCATCTACAGACATAAGGAAATCTGTTCCACGAACAGCTATGGTGGCAGTTGGAGTTCTAATATCTACTGAATTTGGATTGTTGTGAGCAATTGCTCCGGAGGTATATCGTACTGTTCCTAAAGCTACTTTAAGTCCAAGTTTTCCTTTAGATTTCGCATTATCATCATATACAAAATCATCAATGACTAATTTACTATTTTCAGTAATGTAAACTTTAGTCTGATCATTAAATGTAATTCCAAACTTACCCTGACTATTAGTTATGACGGTGTCCATCTTCTCTATACCTGAACTTTTATTTGCCGGTATAGTAGAAGATGAACGTTTTATTTGTCCGCCGCCTTTAAAATCTGTTATTGCACCAATACTAGCAAAAGCTGGAGTAGCTAACAGAAGAAAAAAACTAGTGGCCAGTCTTAATGTTAATGTTACCATTATTTCCAACACTTGTCACATTAATAACAGTTTCAGTAGCTCCATATTGTTGTGTAGTAATAGCATTTCCAGTTCCTGTTAGATTTACATATAGACTGTGCCCATATGTGCCACCAAGATCTGTTTGTGTAGTATTTAAAGTATTGTAATCACCAGATACTAAGATTGTTTGAGAAGCATTTGGTGAAATTGCAGACATTGTTAATGAGTTATTTCCACCAGTAATATCAAGGGTAGTTGTAATATTAGCACCTGCACCATGATAATTTAGAGAATTACTATCACCTGTAAATCTAGCATTAAAGTTTAGACCGGTACAACTCGCGTCGCTTAAACTACTTCCACAACGAATTAGAGCATAGTTGCTATTTCCAATTTGTTGAAGAGATAATGAAGCATTATCTGTTCCAGCAGTACCAGATACAACTGAGATTAGGGCTTCATTATTATTACCAGTTTGAATACCAATAATAGATTGGTTAGCTCCTCTCAAATATACAGGATCTGTAAAAGTACCAAAGATATTTGTCTGGCCAGTTTGTTTAATATTAATATTAACATTATCACCAGATTGATTAATATAAACATCATTTGTCGTTGACATACTATCAGCATTATTTTGATTTGGTGAAGTTGCTATAATAGATGGTGCTGATGGCGCACCAGGTAATGCCGCAGTTGCTGGAGTTGCGGGACCAGTTGGCGATGCAGTTTGAGCTAATGCTGGTGTAGTAAATAGCATCGCCATTATTGCTAGTGTTTTTAATAGTTTCATTTGTGTTGCTCCTGTGTGGTTTTATAATGCCATAGCCCTCTTTTTTCACCACTCTTTATTAATTCAACAACACCTGTTTCTATGGCAGATCGAATAGCATAATTTCCCGGCTCATTCTTAGTTTGTTGTGAATCTATTTCAAAAGCATTAGTTCCCTGATTAAAGAAAGTAAATGCGCTAATGCCTTCAGAAGTAGACAGTAGATTCTTTTCTACAGATACTGAAGTAAGTACTTCTCCAGTCTGTACAGACACCAATCTCATATTAATTGTTACTTGATCTTGGATATACTGCGTGTTTGGTCCAATACCAAGATATCTAGCACCATTTCCTCCAGTTTTTATAGAAGAATTATAATCTATAATTGCACCTTCTAGCAATACTCCTGCAACTAAAAGTGGAGGAAGAGCTTGAGCCTTATCGCCTTGTTCTTGCTCTCTCATTTGACGAATAAGTTGGCGCTCTTTTACTAAATCATCTAATCCTACTCTTTCAACTGGCTTAAACCATTTCCCATTTCCAGCTTCATAAAGTGCTTTTACAACGTAAGCATCTGCTCCCTGAGTTACTGCAGTAGAAAATGAACTTACAGTTTGAGAAGGTTTTCTTTGACCAGTTTTATCAATAAATGAATATACCGCAATTGGAATAGGTGTACCATCTAATTCTGGAATATTATCAAATATATGCGGTTGAGCTGTATGAGTTATCTTTGGTGAATCTTTTTGAAGAAAAGACTGGTTTAATGCCGGAATAGATCCACCTAAACAGCCAGATAGAAATACACAAAGAAATGGAACTATAATTATTCTCTTCATCAGAATGCAAACGTTGCTATTGGAACAGTAACTATAGTTTGATTTCCATTTGTATCTACAACTGTAAGTGTTACACTGGTTCCAGATTTAACATATGATATTGTATCACCAGACAAATTAAACATTCCGGAATTAGAAGAACTAGTTCCAGAGAATAGATTATTTGATAGCTGTGTAGCTAATTGAGAATATACTTGGCTTGTGAACAAAGCTATAAATTTTGCGGTTGGAGTACTGGCAGCAGCATTTTGTTGAGCTATTATAGAATTTTGTTTTGCGGTAGCTATAGTTTGTTTAGCTGATTCTTCTTGTTGATATATAGAAGTAGCAAACGTGCTATAGTTGACCCCATTAAATATAGGATCTTTAAATTGTTGAACTAGTTCTGCTGCATATGCTGGACTACTTAGAAATAGAATCAGACTTATTAATAACTTCTTCATTCTTTGGCTCTTTACCTTTATTTGAGGATACAATGAGCTCAAGAGTAAAGATTTTGAATAAACTAATCTTTAGATTGATGTACATTGTGATCCTCTCTAAATTGCAAAATGACATTCACTTTTTGTTGTAATCTAATGAGATCATTGTCAAGCATTCTAATACGATCAATCAAAGCAATCAAAATAACATTAGTCTCTCCAATGAGAGGCATAAGTTTATTAGTAACAAACATATAAATGAAATATACAAAATAACCCATTCCAACTGAAGCTACAATTGGAAAACCATATTGTTTAATTAAAACTATTAATTGGTTAGCATCCATTAATCACGTCTTGCGTCGTTTTTACCATCTGCTCTGGCTATTCTATCCATATCAGGTCTAAGACCTAAAGCAGAACTAACTACAGTATCAACACGAATAATATCATGATTCATAGTTTTAACACGATTATCTAGACCCATAATAATACCTTGCATACCTTTGATAGCTTTCAAAACACTTTCAAGAATATAATTAATAGCAAAATAAACAAAAACACCGGCCATAATAGCAGCTGCAATTGGAAATCCTACTTCAGATATCAAAGAAAATACTATATTTGGGTTCATAACAATCCTCAACTTTTTAGTATTTATAAAAAAAAGGTCCCGAAGGACCTTTAGTTAAATTCTAAGCTTTGAGAAATCTTTCTTACCATTTCGATTTAGATCATCTCCAAATCTTCCTTGGTCCATTACTGGGGTGTCGTGTTTATTTGCACTTGATTCCACATCATATAATCGCATCTTAGATCTGTCAACACCAATACAGAATGTTCTATGTGTTCCAAGATCGTTATAACGATTCTTCAATTGCTTGACCATAAGTTGGCCAAGATCTTCAAGTTCTTCTGTTGAGATCAAAGCAAACATAAAGTCAGCAGTAGCTGGAAGACCAAAACTTTCTGATGTATTTGTTAGATCAACATCAGAACTATTATAACCATCACGATTAGTTTGGGTTGCAGTAATTAATGGAATATTAAATTCCACAGATAGACCGCGAAGTTCTTCTGCAATAGCTTTGATGTAGGTATAGCTATTGACCGAATTGCCCATCTTCATACGAGAAGAAGCACAAATGTTTAGATAATCAATGTAAATGATATCTGGTGTAAAGTTCTTTTTAATCTTTAGTTCTTGAATAAGATGCCTAAAGTGAGAAGAACCGGCTGACGATGTAGGATATTCCTTAATAATAAGTCTACCCTTACACTTATCCTTGATACGATTAATCTTCTTATCATAAACATCACGTGGCATGATCTGTAGTTCATCCACGGTCACATTTAGAAGATTTGAATCAATGCGTTCGGCAATTCTTTCCTCTGCCATTTCCATGGTAATATAAAGAACATTATAACCCGCAGATAGATTTGCAGCTGCAGCATGACACATGAATAGAGTCTTACCAACACCAGTACCAGCCAGAGCCACATTCAAAGTCTTACGAGGTAAACCACCACGAGTAATTACATTAAAGTAATCGAGATCAAATTCAATCTTTTCTTCCTTACGATGATAGAATTCATATCTTGAAGCAGTATCACCTAGAAAATCATGACCAACAGAATTATCAAATGAAATGGCAAGAGCCTCAGATAGGATCTGTGGAATAGATCCACGCCCCTTCTGTTGAGACTTACCATCGATAATGGAAATAGATTCCATAATCGCATTATATACTGCTCGATCTTGACAATAAGTTTCCGTTTGGTCTAGTAACCAATTCATATCGGTATTATTATCAGCGTCAAGAGTCTTAACAGTCTCAGTGATCTTTTGATATGTTTCTGTCGATAGACTTGGAATTTTATCTACATCAATAAGTAAAGCTTCTGTTGAAGGTATAGCATTATACTTGTCAAAATAATGACGAATAACTTCAAAGATTACTTTATTTGAAGTATCAGAAAAGTACTCTGACTTAATAAATGGAAGTACTTTTCTGACATAAGCTTCGTTAGATACTAGATGTGCTAGGATCTTTTGTTCAATCAATCATTTTCTCCTTGAAGAATAGCACTATGTCCAACTTGATAGCGCTTTACAATATATTCATTAAACTTATCTGACTCTAGGATTGGTTCCCAAAAGGCAGCTTTGTTCGTATCTTTCTCACGAACCTTTTCACTTGAAATTTCACCTGTCTCCTGATCGACTTTTGAGTACCATCCGGGTGAAGGTTTTGCCACAAAGTTACCTTCGAGGGCCACATCAAGTAGACCAGACCACTTAGAAATACCACCGTTGTGAGAAACGGTAATTGGGATTTTTGACTTTTCTTTAACATACCTTGACTTCTCAACATTAATGACAAAATGGTAACCGACAATTTCTTGGCCTTGCTTATCTTGCTGACGGCCAATAATAAAGATGTTATCAGCGGAATAATAAGAACCAGTACCACCAGAGACAATGTCCTTTGGGAATAAAGACATTTCCTTGTAGGTATGATTCACAACAACCATTGGAATATCCTTCATGGTTAAGTGTGGTGTAACCATTCGGAATAGAGACTTAATCTGCTTTGCACGAGACATATCAGCTGTAGACTTTTGATCTAGAGCATCTTCAACTTCCTTTTTAGAAGCTAGATTGCCAATAGAATCTATAATGATAATTACTCTATCACTACGTTGAAGATTATTAATTTGGGCCATAACGTCAAACTTTAGCTTTTCGATGTCAGTAATTGGAGTATGAAGTACCCGTTCCATATCAATATTGAATGCTTGGAAATAAGACTTAGGAGTACCAAATTCTGAGTCATAAAATAGTAGAACAGAATCTGGATACTTATCCATATATGACTTAGCCATCAAGAGTGAGAATGCAGTCTTGAAGTGCTTTGACGGACCAGCCCACATGGTAAGGCCGGGTGTTAGACCGCCGGTTAGAGAACCGGACAATGCCACATTAATCATAGGAACTGGCGTGGCAACCATATCTTTCTTGTTGAAGAACTTTGATTCAGCAAGAATATCTGTTTCTTGAATAGTAGAATTTTTCTTAAGTTTAAGTAATAGGCTCATGTATATCTCCATATATTTAAGTATTGTACAACGTATAGCGTAAAATGTCAACTAAAGAAAGCAGAAAGCGTAGCACGTTTTTCTACTTCATAACCAATGACATCTAGAATGATCTTGAGTGGATCTAAGAATGCCTTAGAAAACTGAGTTTCATAATCAATATACTTGTCAAGATCTAATTGCCTTGGTAAGGTATTTACCACAGATACAACGTTTTCACGCAAAGGATTTGGCAGTTTTAGATAACTAAATTTAATCTTTTCACCTTCTTTTACCGGTTCAAATTTAGTATCAAGATTGCGTTCTGCAAGAAGATTATTATAAACTAGAGCACCACGAACCTGAATTGGTGTACCCTTCTTATAAATCATAGTCTTATCGCGATAGTCAAGTATTCCATTACAGCTTCTTGGGAAAGCTATTTCTTCAAATGAAAGCTTTGAAAACTCTTCACGGAAATTGGCAATGTATGTTTGTACATCAATTTCAGTTCCTGACATGATAAGCTTTAAAACATGCTTAATCTTATCACGGCATACACTTGGAGTAGATGACTTTACAGCTTCAATACCCATGATCTTAAGCTTTGGCTCGGCATAACGTACACCTTCATTATCATAGACATTTAGAATATATCTCTTCTTTGCAGTCCAGATACCCTTGTCCGCAATAGCTTCACGCTTCATTTTTAGAAATGGAGTATAAGCATTAGTATATTCTACAAGAGAAGCAAAGCTTTTATCAATCTTTGGTGTAATGATCTGTTCACACACTTTATCCAAATAATCAATTGGATTAGGTTGAGTTGAATCAACTAGATCTTGTAGATTTAGATAAACTGAATCCGTATCAATTGCAATTACTCTATCCTTATCACTTGTAAGAAGCTTATTTAAGAATGAATTTACATTACGCTCAGTCCAACGAATAGCCAATTGGCCAGTTAGAGTAATAGCTGTGGCAAAATCAAGTTCAAACCACCTAAAGTATTGATTGCCTAGAGCACCATAAAGAGAGTTTAGAGCAATCTTTCGAGCCATTTGAAGGTTATCGTACTTAGCAATCTTATTTTTGATTTCTATTGAAGGATTCCTTTCATATTCTTGCTTTGCTTCAAGCATAATCTTCTTATACTTTTTACGATCGCCCATCATTTTTTCGACAAGCTGAGGAAATACACCCCTGATGTCACGATCCCAGAGACAACCATTAGCAGTTAAAGCAAGATTGCTTTCCTTAAGTTTAAGTGGAATATCTGTCGACATAAGAACATTATCCAAGTATTGATCAATAGAGAAATGTCTATTAATCTTACCACGATAAGTTTCTGGAGAGATATTATATTGTACAATGATTGATGGGTATAGAGATTCAACATCAAATGAAGCAACGTATTTGTGCATTCCAATAATTGGATCTTTTACATATGCACCGACAAATTCATCGCTTTTAGAACTTCGCTTTTCCATTGAGATTACAATATTATTATCCATAAGATGATTATGGATAATTGTATCCCATAAACGAATTGGAGAATAAACATCTCCAAAGTTAATTTTAGCATCATAAGCTAGAGTAATAGCTAGAGAAATTAGATTTAACTTTTCATCTAACTTATCTACAAGAATAACGTCGTGAACATTATATGCCATATACTTTTGGTGATTCTTTTTATAAAAATCATCTAGACTTTCATATTCAGAATAATCTAACTTCTTTTCACCAAGTTCTATGAAAGCAATATGATCTAGTTTATAAGATTCTTGAGTTACATAAGTAAACTTCTTATACAGACGAATATAGTCTAGAACAGCAATACCCTTTGGAAGGTATGTCTGCTGATCACGCCCATTAATCTTTACAGTATTTTCATATAGAATATTCCATGGTGAAAGCTTTTTTGCAGCATCTTCACCTAGAACTATCTTAATTCGATTAATCAGATATGGAAGATCGAAGAATTCAATATTCCAGCCAGTAATAATATCTAGATCAAGTTGATCCCAGACTTCAATAAACTTTCGAAGTAGACGCGTCTCATCACTAAACTTTAGATAGATAACTCCATCTTGTTCAAAGTCTCCATAACCAAAGGATACAATAGTATCTTTCTTTTTAAGAGTAATTGCGGTAATTGCCTTATCGGCAAGTTGAATATCCGGAAAACCACCTTCAGAATCAACTTCAATATCAATTGTGCCGACATTAATCTTTGTCGGATCAAAGTTAACTTCACCCGGATAGTTATCATTAATGAATGTATATTCATATTTGTTTAGACCAAAGATTTGAAAACCTGAAACATCATCATACTTCTTTGTAAATTCGCGTGCATCATAAACACTATCAAATTCAATCTTACTTAATTGCTGTCCAAATAGAGAATGATACCCATCATTTCCAGTCTTAGATGGAATGAATAGATATGGTTTATAATCAATTTTGCGACAAATTCTCTTGCCATTTTCACGACCTCGAAGAAAAATTTGACCGCGATGCAAAGTTACATCAGTATAAAATTTCATATATTACTCCCAATGACTATTCTTTAATTATATCATGTAAAAGATTAAAGTAAATATAAATAATGCATATAGCATGGTGCTAAAATAAAGGAATGAAAAATGAGTTTAGTAGATTTACAAAAGAAAATTGGTGTAACTGCGGATGGTGCTTGGGGCCCTGGTACTCTAAAAGCTGCAGCAAAAGCATATGGATTCTCTCCTTCTAAGGCTGCTCACTTTTTTGGACAAACCGGCCATGAAACTGGTGGATTCAAGACATTCAGTGAAAATCTAAATTACTCTGCTGAAGGCCTAGTATCAATTTTCCATAAGTATTTCCCAGATGCCGCAGCAGCTGCTGCTTATGCTCGTCAACCAGAAAAGATCGCAAATAAAGTATATGCTGGTCGTATGGGAAATGGTCCAGAATCTTCAGGTGATGGTTGGAAGTATCGTGGACGTGGTGCTCTTCAACTTACAGGACACGACAACTATCTTGCATTCTCAAATTCAATTAATCGGCCAGATGTTATGTCTAATCCAGATCTAGTAGCTGGTGAGTTAGCATTTGATTCCGCTGGTTACTTTTTCCAAAAGAATGGACTATGGGAACTAGCAGACAAGGGAATTGGTGATGATATTATTCTTGCCATTACAAAGAAGATTAATGGTGGAACAATTGGTCTAGACGACCGCACGGCCAAGACTCACCAATATTATACTTGGCTTACTACTTAATTCTCATCTTTTTAATGTTCTTAGGGGAGAATTTACCTTTGGTGTTCTCCCCACCATTATAATACTTTACAACTGCCTTAAGCCACTTTACTCCATGGTTGTATGCAAAACCTATTCTGTGGTTTCCATCCATAATAAAAGCCTTACCTTCTTTATCAACTCCAATTGTAATTGGATTAACTACATTATGAAAATCATGAGGCTTTTTAATTACTTGAATGAGTAATTCAGCTTGTGGCGTATTAGTATGAGTGCGATTACGCTCTTCTCCATCCGCCCCCGGAATCTTAATTAACTTTTTTACTGGAAGCTTAATTGGTTTTGAAAAATGCGCGGTAACTTCTCCAACTAAACCTTTTGACTTTGAATCGTCTTTTTTAGATATTTTGAAATCTAGGTTTGGCGGAATATTTCCTTTTACTAATTTACATTTTTCTTCTAAATATTCAGAAAAAGATTCCATTGCCGACTCCAAAAAAATAGGGGGAATTGCTTCCCCCTATTTATAATTTTTATTTACCAGCAATGCATGCCACTAAAGCGACACTCTGTAAAACAAAGAGCATTGCAAATAAGCCTGAATAAACAATCTTATTAATTTTATCTGCGTACAACATTTTACTTCTTCTTTTCTGTATGAGAATCTTCAATATCAATCTTTCGCGGCTTCTTTGATTCTGGAATAATGGCTTCTAGCCAAATCTTAAGCATTCCATTAATCATATCAGCACTTTGAATCTCTACATTATCAGCAAGTGTAAATGTACGAGTAAATGCACGTTCAGAAATTCCCTTATAAAGATAATTGTTTTCAGTTGAATCTTTTTCAACATTTCCTTTAATAAGGAGCTTTTGATCTTCTAGAGTAATTTCTAGATCTTGCTTACCAAAACCAGCAATTGCCATTTCTACGACGTACTTATTTTCGTCTACTTTCTTGATATTATATGGAGGATACTTTGAAACTACCTCAGCGGTCTGGGTAGCTAGATCTTGCATCTTTTTGAAATGCTGATCAACTCCAATAAAATACTTATCAAACTTTGCTAGATCAGCAAATGTGTGGTCAAACTTCCATGTAGTCATATGATTTCTCCTATTAAGCGAGCAATAAAATAGTACCAGCCCGTTAGGCGCTGGTACTATTATTTATACTATAAAATGTAATTAATGTCAATTAGGTATTTGCAGCAGCCTTTGGCTTTCTGCCGCGGCTCTTAACAATAGAAATTACTTGTGCTTTAACATTCTTTACTTCAGCAGCAACTGTTTCTACTTCTTGTTTTACTTCATTTACTATAGCTGTGACTTCAGTTTCAACTTGCTTTACATCAGCTGTAATAATTTGTTCAATCTTTTGAACTTCTGTTTCTGCTTGTGCTACATCAGCTGTAACTGCAGTTTCTGTTTGAGCAACATTTTCTTCAGCTGTAGATACTACATTTTCAATTGTAGTTGCAGCCTGTTCTACTGAGGTAACTACAGTATTAGCATCTTGAGATACTGTATTTTCAACTGTAGTTGCAACTTGATTTACTTCATAAACTTTCTTTTTTAGAAATAGATTGAATAGAAAATCTAACATATTATTGACTCTCATCTAAGAATTGTGGCTTTGGTTCTGCTTCTGGTTCTGGTTCTGGTTCTGGCTCAACTATTGGAGTTGGAGCTGGAGTTGGAATTTGTGGTAGTGATGCATCACGTTGAGGACCATTGACAGATAGACCGCCAAGTAAACCAACAAAAGCACCGATTACTGTATTGAAGGCTGGACCAATTAGAGCTAAAATATCTTTATTATCAATTTGCTCATTTGGTAAGAAAATTCCGATTAGTAGTACACCAATTACGGCAACCATAATACTAGCTAATACAATTACTGTTACTCTTAAAATCCAATTAATTAACTTTTCTCTTGGGTCCATTATATTACATCCTTATATTATGAAACATTCACATTCTTATTTATTCTTTTACGTAATTCAGATGAACTATAAGAATGATTACGTTCTATATATTTAATTGGGATATTTAAATTAGAGCCAGTAAAACTAGCTTTATCAGAATAATCTGTTCCTAAAAATCTTATATCAATTTTATGTGTTGTTAAAAGATTATATAAATCTTCTTCTGTATCATAAGGAATAATTTCATCTACAAATTTACAGCCTTTAAGTTGTACTTGCCGCTCAAATGTAGATTGAATTGGTTTATTCTTTGATGGTCTATCAATAGTTGGATTTGTGTGCAACCCAACAATCAAATAGTCACATTGACTTCGGGCTTCAGCTAACATTAATACATGGCCAGCATGTAATAAATCAAAGCTAGAAGCAATGAAGCCAATGATCATATTATTAGAACTTAATCTTTAGATAACCACCAAGTTGGTTATTCTTTGAATCACCAGTAGTATTATAATATACTACACCAACAGAATACTTCTTTGTTAAAGCATAGTCTGAAGAAGCTTCAATGCGCTTA